AACAAGGCTTCTTAGTGCTAGACGGACAGGCCACTTGCGCCGATAAGCCCAAGCCTAAAACGGCTAAAAAGAAAGCCGTCAAAGCTGATGACGAACTGGTGGTCAGTATGACCAAAGAACGTAATCCCTAATTTTCCGATGGAGGAATTTAAGCATGACAATGAAAACCACCTATTTTAAATGTGTCACACAGCCCTTTAGTGTGAGTTACCCGAGCCTTCACAAGCCAAACACCGAAGGTAACTTTCCAAGTGGTAAGTACGAAGTCACTGCCCTATTAGATAGCAACGAGCATTCAGACACGCTTAACGCTATTAAAACGGCAGTCGACTCTGCGTTTGATTCTAAATGGCCTGGGCAAGATCAATCTGCCCGACATAACCCACTACGTAAGCAGCCGGATGGTAGCTACAAAGTTAAGTTTAAGACTAAGTCAGCCCCTATTCTTGAAGATGCAACGGGTAGCAAGCTTGCTGAAGACATTATTGTTGGGTCTGGCGACCTTGTTCGATGCGCGTGCACTGTAGCGGCGTATGAGGGACCAAATGATGGCGTTACGATTTATCTTAACAAAGTGCGTTTGATTGAAAAGCGTTCAATTGGTGATGGCGTAGATGACTTTGGTGGACCAGAAGATGGCTTTAATCAAACTGTTCAAACGGAAGCTGGCAGTGGCATTAACTTCTAGTAAAAGCCCCGAGAAAGGTTTGTCAAAGTGCCCCCCTCACTCTGACGAGCTAAAGTCGTCCTTAGTAGATGAAGTACCCCCTTATTCTTCGTCTACAAAAGGGCGCACCCTTTCTAATCACGATATAGAACAAATATGTGTAAGGCATACAAAGCTATCTCGTAAGCAGTGGCGTGCGCTACCTTCGGCCACTCGGTCTAAGTATCGCTCTACGGTGCGAAGGCACTTTCATGAGCTACTGAAAAGTGATCCGTCTTGGATATATGTGTTTTATAACCAAGCGTGGCCGGGGTACTGCAAGGTTGGCGTAACTAACAATGTTGTTCGACGCCTGATTAATTACAACGTGTATTGTCCGAACGCTGATTTCGTCTGTCTACGTGCTGAGTTTTTTCACAACCATGATCGGTGGATAGCTGACATTTATGAGCACTTTGCTGACGCACGTTGTTCTGGTGAGTGGTTTAAGGTCGAAACTACCGAGGCTTGTGAATATCTACTGAGCCTCAAGGAGCAATCAGATGCTGTTTGATTTTGATGCTTTTGATGAGCCGCAATATCTTTACATCCCGATTCCACCCGTACCGGCAAGCCGGCCAAGGGTTGCTAGGTTTAGTACTTATTACAGTAAACGTCATCAAAAATATATGAATTCGTTTGCTAACTTTATGGCCGTCATTCCCCCGACGTGGAATTACTTACCAAAAGATAAAAGACTCTTTGTCATTATTGAGTTTGCCTGTGAGCGACCCAAGAAACCCACTAATCCGATACCTCGATACGACATTGATAACTTAATGAAACTACCACTGGACTGCATGACATCATCCGATATGTTCTGGAAAGATGACTTCCAGATTGAGGCCATCGTTGCTCGGAAACGCTACGCCGAACCAAATGAAGAACCACACACAAAAGTACAAGTAATGTCGCTTTAACTCTGTAGGAGGAGTAAATGAGAGAATACGAAGATAGCGAGTTGGTCGAAAAGACCGCTTGCCCCAATTGTCCGTCGTCTGACGCATACGCTATTTATGATGATGGCGGCGGCAAGAGTCATGGTTATTGTTTTAGCTGTACTACCTATGTGCACGACTTAACAAATGATTTTGATGAGCCAATCCAAAAGACCATCCAACAAAAAACAACAACCTTCCCTAGCGGTGAGTATCAGGACATCCCTGTCCGTAAGTTGTTTTCTAAATCACTTAAAAAGTTTCGATATACCGTCGGTGATGGGAGGCACTATGCGCCCTATTTTGACAAGCATGGCACACAGGTAGCCGTAAAGGTTCGCGGTGAGAATAAAGAATTTCACGTTGTTGGGGATATGAAAAAAGCAGTGCTTTTTGGTCAGCAGTTATGGGCCGGTGGCGCTAAAAGATTAGTTCTTTTTGAAGGAGAGCTTGATTGTGTTTCCTACGGACAAGCTACTAACTTAACGTGGGAGTGTGTGTCAGTACCGTCAGGCGCGGCGGGAGCCGCTAAAGCGGTCAGAAAAAACATCGAGTTTATTGAGAGCTTTGATGAGGCTTGTTTTTGCTTTGATAACGATGAGGTCGGTCAAGCAGCCGCAATAGAATGTGCCGCCCTACTTAGACCAGGTTTAGCTAAGATTGCTCAGTTGCCGCTAAAAGACGCGAGTGACATGTTAGTTTCGGGTCGTGTCGAAGAGCTTAAAACAGCTATCTACACTGCGAAAACCTACAGACCAGATGGCATTATACAAGGTGCTGAAATTGACTTAGCTGAAGTTATAAAAGCCACCCCCAAGGGTTTAGATATCCCTTATCTTGAACTCAACCAAGCACTCCGAGGCTTTCGCAAGCGTGAGCTATATCTGTTAACTGCGGGGTCTGGTGTTGGCAAAAGTACCTTTGCCAAAGAATTAGGCGTTCACCTAGCAAGAGAACATGGCCAACGCATAGGTTGGGTCATGCTAGAGGAGTCGCTTAACAAGACCGTACAGTCGATTGTAGCCATTGATAACGATGTGCCGGTTGGTGACCTCATGGAAGACCCAATGCGCTTAGAAGAGTCTGAGTGGCGTAAAACGATGCATGAGATTGTAGAGAATTGTAGCTTTTATGATGCGTGGGGTAGTTCTGAGATAGACAACCTAATGCAAAAGCTCCGCTACCTAGCGGTCGGCTGTGAGTGCGATTTCATCGTGTTAGATCATTTGTCGATGGTAATTTCAGGCTTAGACGTTGAAGAGAGAAAAACCCTCGATATGCTTATGACTAAGCTTCGTCAGTTTGTCGAGCAAACAGGTGTCGGTGTGATAGCCATTAGCCATTTACGTCGGAACAACAACAAAACCTCATTCAACAGAGCTGGTGAGGTAGACCTAAATGATTTACGTGGTTCAGCAAGTCTCGAGCAGCTCAGTGACGTCGTGTTGTCTGTCGAACGCAACATGATGGAAGACGACCGAGAAAAAGCTGAAGTCTCCCAGATACGCTTGTTAAAAAATAGACCGTTTGGTCAAACAGGTCCAGTGGGGTTTTGTAAGTACGACCGTCACACGGGCAGACTCAAGCACTATGACAACGACATGCCAGTAGATGTCGCTGATTTTGATGTGCCTTTTTAATACAGGTATTACCTGAATACTAGGAGATAAATTATGAATGGCAAAGGTAGCACTCAACGACCCCTCAACAAATTAGCTTTCGATCTAGGTTTTGATCGTATTTTTGGGTCATGGCGAAAGCGTAAAGAGAAACAAAAAATTAAGGCAAATGCCAAGCCCACAGAACAGGGCCGACAAGTCCTCGCTTACATCGCTGAACACGGAACTATTACTCAAGCAGTCGCTCTTCGTGAGCTTAGTGTTGCTCGATTAAGCGCACGTATCTGGGACTTAAAACAGATTGGTTATCAATTTGAACGGGCTTTTATTTATGGCAAAAACGCTCACGGTAAGACTGTTAGGTATGTGAGCTGGAGCATGAAGTCATGAAATATGAATGCGTGAATTGTGGATTAATCGATGAAACAGATGTCTGTGAGGAGCGAGTGGTCGATCTAGAGCCGATGGGTGACCACAAAGTAGAACGAGTCAGTTACTACACCCAGTGTGGGTTTTGCGGAAGCGACCATATTGAGCCGATTGAGCCTGGTTATTGCCCAAACTGCGACTAAAGGAAAAAACATGATAGCAACAATTGAACCACACGAGCTTATGCGTCTGATCCTTAAAGCTGAGACAGCTTATGAAACAAGAGGTACGTCAGCCATCGCTCAACGTATGCGGATACAAGCAATGAAACGCTTTGTCACATACATGAAAGCCCAAGCTCCCAATAAATCATTACAGATAAGTCTTGAGGACCATTTAATTCTCACAGACTTACCTGAGTAGGTGTCCAAGTGGAGGAACTTGTATATGACATCGAAGCAGATAATTTATTACCGGGTCTTACAACGATTTGGTGTATAGGAGTTTGTAATCCTAAAACACCAGATGACGTCGTCACTTATACAGACTATGACGACAACCACCCTTCCTTACTGGAAGGCTTATTGCGCCTTAAAAACGCAAAACGATTGATTGGCCACAATAACATTGGGTACGACTGCCCTGCTATTGAGAAGCTATACCCTGGTTATGTTCGGTTCGAGCAACAGTGGGACAACATGACCGTCGCCGCGTTGCTTAATCCTAGTCGGCGAAGCCTAGCCCTTGCGTCATTTGGTAAAGAGTTTGGCTTTGAGAAAGGTGACTTTCATGATTTCAGCGCCTATAGCGAAGAGATGAGAGTTTATATGGTTAGAGACGTGGCCTTGACCGCTCGTGTTTATAACGATCTACAAGAAAAACTAAAACAAGCATATGTGAGCGGTGTCGATTATCGGAAGTCGATCGAGCTAGAACACAAGGTGCAGCTTTGTCTTTCTTTACAAAATCATCATGGTTTCCGCTTCGACGTTAAAAACGCAGAACTGTTATCAGCGAAATTGTCAGGTAAAGTTAGTGAGCTTGAGCAGCAGTTGACTGAAGTTTTTGTGCCGATGATTAGACCAAAAAATGCGCGTTGGTGCTACGCCAACCGGACTTGGACATCCGCTGAAATCTTCAAACCCAAGGTGAACAACCGTACTGCCGGCTATGTCAAAAACGCAGCAGTTGTACGGGCTACTGTTCAGGCGTTTAACCCAGGGTCAAGAGAACAAGTCGCGATACGTCTTAGTCAGTCATATGGTTGGACACCCCAAGAGTACACCGAGGATGGACGTCCTAAAGTAGACGAATCCGTTCTAAAAGAGCTTGAGTACCCTGAAGCTAAACTGCTTGTTTCTTACTATAAAACAGTAAAACAGTTAGCTCAGTTGTGCGAGGGTAAAACCGCGTGGTTAAAGCTACACCAGAACGGTCGGATGCATGGCTATGTTCGGTCTTGTGGTGCGCGTACTCATCGTATGAGCCACTCACGGCCAAACATGGCCCAGTGCGATAAAGCAAAGGCTATGCGTTCTTTGTGGATACCCGACAATGGCCACGTTTTAGTTGGAGTTGACGCCAATGCTTTAGAGCTTGTCATGCTGTCTTGTTATTTATATCCGTGGGATAAAGGCGCGTATGCTCGTGCTGTTTTAACCGGCAAAAAAGAGGACGGGAATGACGCCCATACGTTGAACATGAAGGCCGCCGGCTTAAAGTCTCGGGATTTTTCAAAGACGTATTTCTATGCGCTCATTTATGGGGCCGGTAATGAAAAACTTGGTTCTGTCTACGCGCAAGATCATGCAGAAAACGGCAACCAAACCTTTCCTAAAAGTGCCTATCGAGCTATTGGTAAACAGTCACGTCAGAGTATCGAAGATGGAGTAACAGGGCTTGGACAGTTGATAGCCGCCGTAGGTGATAAAGCCAGTAAAAAAGGTTACATCGTGCTACCTGATGGTCGGAAGGCTGAATCAGGTGCTAGGACTGCGCTTAACACGCTGTTACAAGGTGCCGGAAGCGTGCTCATGAAAAAGGCTTTAGTGATATTCCATCACGAACTGATGGCCACAGCCGGACTTGTTCACGGTGTTGATTACGCATTGGTCGCCAACGTACACGACGAACAACAAATAACAGCCAAACCAGAACACGCTAAAACGGTAGGTGAATCTTTTTCGCGTGCTATTACGTTAGCGGGTGAAGCGTTGGGTTTACCTGTTCCGTTTTCTGGCGATTATCAAATTGGTACATCTTGGGCAGAGACCCACTAGGAGATATGTATGAAAATAACAGCACTTATTGATGCGGACATTATTGCGTTTAGAGCCGCAGCACTGGCCGATGGTGATGATCCCTTTGAGCCTGGTCAAAAACGAAAAGACATGAACTTAGGTGATTGTGAAGACATAGCACGAGAGCAGATATCTGACATTTTACGAGCGTGCGACACAGACCAAGCTCTATTGGTCTTTAGTCCAGATGACCGGAGAAACTTTAGGAAATCTGTATCGGGTTCCTATAAGCAGTCTCGCGCTCCGAGTGGGAAGCCTCGCTACTATTGGGAGTTAGTCAACAGTTTGCGGCAAGATTATCGCTGTAATCAGGTTGATGGCATAGAAGGTGATGATTTGCTTGGCATCCTACAAACAGGCGATTACTTTGACGATACGATTATTGTGTCTTCAGATAAAGACATGCTGACGATTCCGGGTAAATTGTACAACCACGTCCGGCGAGAGTTTACCCATGTCACGCCCAATGAATCCAACTGGTATTGGATGTACCAAACATTAATGGGAGACAGCACCGATGGCTATCCAGGTCTAATCGGCACGGGCCGCGTCAAGGCTGAACGGTTATTACCTAAAGTAGACGACAGCGACCCGACGTCTTTTATGAAGCGTCTGTGGCATGAAGTGCAGTTAGCTTTTGTCGAGAAGCATGACCAAGAAAAGATCGGTATTTACCAAGCCGTCAAGCAAGCACGATTGGCCCGTATTCTCAGAGATAACGACTACGATTGGCAGCGTAAAGCTATCCGCTTGTGGCATCCCTACGAAGAAATCTGGTATCCGGTATCACAAATTTAACGAATGACGAACTAGTAGACGGTATGAATGTTCACAGAGAGCCGAACAAACGTCCGTTTCATTGAGGAGAATGAAATGAGCAATAAAATTTTACAGCATTTGATGTTTAACAGTCACATTAGCCAGACCGATTTAAGTAAAGCAACTGGCGTTCCACAGCCAACAATCTCTAGGATTCTGCGAGGAGACACTAAATCTCCCAAGCTTTCTTCGCTTAAAAAGATCGCCGCGCATTTTGATGTAACACTCGATCATTTGTTGGGAGGTCTTTCATGAGCTTAGATGACGCTACTCCTGCTGATTGGGACAATGCTTACAAGTACAAAAGCAAGCGTGACACCCCTTCTATTCAGATCATAGCCCCACCAGGTTTAAGTAGTCCGACACAGTCCGATGGAAGCACGGCGTCATACTATGAACTTCCTGGTGAAGCCAGTGAGCTACAAGACTTGATTAGCTTTAAGTCGATGAACGCACAGATCGGTGAAATCTTTCGAGCAGCCTATCGATACGGTGAGGTCGCACATAGCAAAAAGCTACGTGACGCCAAGAAGATTAGGTTTTAC